TAGTGCTCCTGTTATTTCTCCACCTCGCATTATACACCCTAGAGATAAAAATGACCCTATTAAACCAACTGAATCCAAGATTGAATGTCTTGATGGCATGAATTATACTAAGATACAATTGAAACTGGCCTTTTGTTCTTTGTTTTTGTTGCCTCAGATGTTCTGTTTTTTGGTTGCGTTCGACTTGGAAGAAATTGCTTTAGATTGTGAAGATCTTGATTGTGTTATTTCCAGTATGAATGTGACCAAGATCAAGCGACAAGTTAAAGTTGTTCGTTTGATTTTGAGTGATTTTACTCGATTGGTATTTCTTTGTTGGCGTTATTTGCGTGTCATCTTCTCCGTATTGTGTCCATTGTTGCCAATATGTATTTTGGGCGCTTGTTTTGGATTTTGGATTTCACCTTTGCTGACAATTTCTGTTGTCACCGTGTATCACGTGACGTTTGTCCTGCTTTTGTTTCGATTTTGCGGTTCGTGTTACCGGTTGTTTTGTGGCTCATTGGCTTATACTGATATTTCTTCTGAATATTGTTATTGTCCTGCGTTAGTCACTGCTATTTTGGAAGATGTTGGGCCTATAGCTGAAGATGATTCCATTGAACGGTTGAGAACTACTTGTCGTAGATTGAATAGCACACTGTTGATACCTGCAACTGTGTTGCTTCCCGTCTCCATATTTACTTGTCAGTTGATTCAAGTTTTGACTTTGCGCCAAAATTTTCAGGTGTTGGGCAGGATGTTGGGAAGAAAGATCCTCACAAAAAAGTGTTCGCTTATGGAGTTAGAGCCTGTGAGTCTGGACTTTCACGACCTACATCAAAAATTGCGGACGCTGCCCAATTTGTTTTGCCAATCGTCCGCAAACCTAGGCGTCGGATGTTCCGACGCTTAAGGTGGGGACATTGCCGCGGATTCGCACCTATTTGTTGTGATACTAATGATCCTGATTCCATTTATTGTGGGTTTGTTAAGCGGTTGATGCGTGATCTTCCTAGTCCTCAGGAGAGTAGACTACATGATTGCTCCCGTTTTATTGATAATTGGCTTAAAACCCATATGACACCGATAAAAGGTGCGAATTATGACGACATGTATAAAGATTGGCGTGCTCATCTTGTGTTCCCTTTGTCTCGGTTGAAGCAGTATGATGAGGCACATGAAGCTTTGGGAAATTCCCCTCCCTCTCGAAAACAATGCCAATCTGTTGGTTCATTCCCGAAAACTGAGTATTATGATGAAGTTAAGTTTATGCGAATGATTAACTCTCGTAGTGATGCTTTTAAAGTGTTTTCGGGACCGTATTTTAAGAAAATTGAAGACCAGTTGTATCAGTTGAAGTGGTTCGCTAAACATTTGACACCTGCACAGCGTATGGCAAGAATTAACTCTATGTGTGTTCATAATAGGGCATATTTTTCTAATGATTTTAGCGCTTTTGAAAGTCACTTTACGTCAAACGTGTTGCAGATTTTTGAGTGTAAATTATATAGATATATGTTTCCTGATGATCCTAATATTGGAATTATTTGTAATACTTTGTGTGGGCAAAACCGTATGCGATTGCGCAATGGTTTTAAGGTGGCCGTTGAGGGTCGTAGGATGTCTGGTGATATGTGCACTTCGCTTGGTAATGGGTTTACCAATTTGATGCTATTTTTATATTTTTGTCACATTTCAGGTTTGTCGGAGGATAACGTTGACGCCCTTGTTGAAGGTGATGATGGACTTTTTGCTTTGCCACTTGGCATCGAATTAACCGCCGATTATTATAAGAGCATGGGCTTCACTGCTAAGTTGAGTGCTCACTCTGATCCTTGTGAAGCTGGTTTTTGTCGATTGTTATTTGGTATTGATTTTCAGGCCATTCGTGATCCTTGTCGATTTTTGTCGTCTTTTGGTTGGACACATTCATTTATTGATGCTGGACCTAAAATAATGGATCAATTGTTACGAGCAAAAGCTCTTTCGTGTTTGTATGAGACTCCTGATTGTCCGATTGTTTCCTTTATTGCGTACCATGCACTTGAATTAACTGTTG